AAGCTAAATAATTAATATTTATAAAAGTCCTAATTCTATCTCACGACAGTAATTTAAATTAGGGGTAAAAATTAGATTAAGTTCTGTTCTATCTCACGACAGTAATTAATAAACTTGTATTAAACACAAATACTATGTATTTATAGCTAACATTTTACGAAGAGGATTTCCCTTACTTCAACCATTTGGTCAATGTTTCAACTTAGATTAGTCATCATCAGAGCTATCAAGAAAAGAAATAGTGCGATTCTCACGAACAGCACTATTATAATTCCATAAAACCAATAAATACTATTCTCACGAATAATAGATATTACAATACGACAAATTTAATTTTAGTTTAACTAAAACAGATAAAACAAAATTGGCAAATTACTTATTATATATCTTTGTATAATCTACACAATAAAAATCAGGACAATCTTTAAGAAATAATTCACATATTCTACGAGCTTCACCTTTACTATTACCAGAGTAAAGAGTTTTAGCATTACCATTAAAAGACTTTCTTAGCTTATCATTCTTGTCTAGGAATACAAGATGATTTTCAGAACAATAGAATACAGAATAAATCGGAGCTTTACTAGCTTCATATTTAGCAAGAAGTTTATCATAAGATTCTTTAGCACTGTCTCTCATATCACTAATATATTTGATATAAGAAAGCATAATACTATCCCATTGTTCAACAGCTTTAATCTTATCTTCAATAGAATACTTACCATCAAGAATAGCTTCAAGAAGATTATTCAATCCTTTAACATTAAGATTTTCTAAATCTTCAAGAATAGCTTTATTAAATTCTCCTTTAATAAAAGCCTTACGATAATCTTCTTTAATAGAATCAATAAAATTAACATCAGAACCACTAGCTAAAGCACAAGCTAAAATAGCAGATATAATATCTTTCATTATAATAAATTTTTAAATTAGACAATAAAAAACTCTACTAATATTACTCTAGTCTCACGACCTGAATAATCTTAATAGAGTGGAAACCGACATTTATTTAACCCTTTTGTCAGATATTAATTAAATAGAGTACGTATCGGCATTATACTAAACGTAAAATAATAACTGCAACAGCTCCTAAAGCAATAAGAGAAGCAATAACAAAACCAACAGTATTATACTGTCTTTTAGCTTTAAGCTCTTCATAGGCTTTATTAGCTTTATCTAATTTAATTTTGAGTGATTCAACAGAATTACTAAGAGCTTTGTTATTAGCTTCCAATTGATTATTAGCAGCACTTAATTTAGAAGACAGATTACGAAGAGCTTTATCTTCATTACAAATATTCTCATACATGACCTTATAATAATTAAGACCAGCATCAGACTTTTCATTAGACTTACGTAAACGAATAACTTCTGTCTTTAACTCATTGACAGTAGGACATTTCTTACTAAGAACATCAACTTCTTTCTTTTCATTCATAACTATTAGTATTTAATTAATCTTCAATATGAGTTATATCTAAATCGAGGTCTAAATTATCCTCGCTTAACGTATTGCCAGTATTCCAATTATTAGCCATCTCACAGTCGAGATAGTCTATATCAGCTACTATGCCACAAATGGGAAACTCTACACCTTTGTCATACATAATCGTAAAATTTATAATGCAGGTGCAAGTATAGTGATAAATAATTGAAATACCAAACAATACTAATAATTTTATTAATTGATATTACATACTATATATTGTTCATAAGAAGTAATAATATCATTAACAGGAAAACCGCAATTAAGAAGAGTATTAATTATTTCCGCAGAATAGAAATCTTTACAAGTAATAGTAAAGTTTTCATTATTGAACTTACGAACAACAGCAGGAGTAGTTCCTTCAATAAAATATATATTCATAGCACCAACATTATATTCAATAATATCATTTGCATACTTAGATAATACATTTCTAGGAGAAACAGAATATTTCAACTCATTAAAAGCTCTACTAGCAATACTTCTATCTTTAAATGATATAACAAACTTGCTATCAATGCTATTAGTAATATTATAACCACTTGAATCGAAACCATATTTTTCATCAGGTTTAAGATATTCCTTAACAGTACGAAATACTCGTCTATAATATCTGAACCAATAAGTTCTTTCAGCTAAATCAGAAGTTTTACTTTCTAACTTTTCTGTAAGTGCATTATTTGTTTCACGACATTTATTTAGTTCATATTCAACATTCTCTAACTCAATAAGTCTTTTAGTCTTCTCTTCAATAATCTTATCACGACGATTTAACTCATCATTTAATTGAGATATACGTTGTCTATGAATATCAAGTTCACTAGTAAGACCTATTATCTGATTACGTAGTTCAGTAACTCTATCACCACTATTAGTAAGTTGTTTTTCGAGAAACTCGATACGTTCAGTCAACTCATTATTATTAGATTTAAGAGATTCAATCTCATCACAATCTTTAATAGTACAAGTATTGCCTAAGTCAGCAATCTCACAAATAGAAGCAAGTGATTGAAAATCTAAATCAATTATACAACCACTAGCTTCAACAATAGTAACTCCATTTGTATGAGATACAAGAGTTATATGCTTTTTATTATTTACAATAGCTTTCATAAATACAAGTATTAATTATTAAGAATTTAATTTTAGAAGTAGACAGTCTCTATATAGAATAAGAGACGAATAGAACCAATAACTATTATATAAGTAATAATAGCTTGAATCAAAGAGT